TTACGATAGCGGACCATTCCAGCCGGGGACAGTGACCACCGGACCGACGATCGTCAGGGATGGCTCTGGACGCCTGCCGCGGCCGGTGCGAAGCATCTGCCGCGCCATGTCCTTACCTTCGCCAGTGAAGCCGCCGCAGCCGTAATCCGGGCTGTCCTGGACGTCCTTCACGCTCTCAACGTCGGTGCCGGGTTGCCCTGTGTCGTTGCCCCAGCCGAGCCACGGCTCATTATCGCAGCCGCCGAAGATGCCGTCGTCATGGGGCTCGTCTAGGATGTCCCCGCCGTGCTCGTTCTCGTCCTCGACGTTCTCGTCCCAATGGCCTCCCTTGGCCCATGATGCCGTAGCAGAGGCGTCGCGCTCGTCCCCGTTGGGCTCGAGGTCACCATCCCCGGTCTCAGCATTCTCGCCAGCATCGTCCTCGCCATCGGTAGATGCTGCTTCGGTCCAGTTCGGTTGCCCTCGCCACTCTGGCGCACCAAGCCACGGCTCGAGGTCGGGATCTGGTGATAGATCGTCCAGCATGTCGATCAGTGCCTCGATCGAGCCGGCCAGCGACTTGCGGCTGGTGCGGTCGACCTGCAGGGTGAGCAGTTGCGTGTCGCCAAGTTGGCGAGACGCATCGATATAGGCCTCCGCCTTCTTCGTAAGCTGCAGATCATCCATGGCGGCGATCCTCCGCCAAGTTGTCCAACGCATTGCAGCCAAGGTCTAGGAGCGCGTTGGATGCTCGGAGGAGCACGAAGGCCAGGGAAGAGCGCGCAAGGCGCGTGCGGAGGCTCGCTGCGGCAAGCAGCAGCCCTATTGCGATATAGGTCATGTTGGTTCTCTGGATTTGCCGGCTTGTGAAGGCCGGTTGCCAGCGGGCAGCACTGGCGCCGGGAAGTTCACAACACAGCCAGAGACTGTGCGCCACGGCCTTTACCCTTGCGGGCTATTGCATAGCCGTGGCCTTCCCGACATAGTGCGCCGGTCGCGCTCACGGCGTGTGCGCGTTCGTTTCGATGGCGGATATGATCCCGGCAAGGATCGCCTCGCCATCGCTCTGGTTGCCTACAGGCCGGCAAGCCTGATCAGCGGGAGTTGTGAAGCTCCGCCTGGCAAGATGTTCCCGTTCGCTGAAATCGTCAAGCACTCCCCTTGCGGGGACATGGCTTGCGCGCGACCAAAAGTTGAATGATGGTGGTGCGCAGGGGGATCAGCCAGTGACAACAGCGGATTGGGCTCTGCTCATCAGTCTTCTGTCGGCCTGTATTTCGGCGGCTGGCTTCATCTGGAATGTATGGTCGAAATTCATCTATCCGAAGGCCAAGGTGCGGACGGCGTTTTCGGTCATGAATTTAATTTCCAAAGCAGGGGAATCGCCGCCCTTCTTGAACCTCAATGCTACAAACTACGGCCCCGGTGCCGTCACGCTTTACGCGGCTGTCGTTCGTATGAAGGAAGAACAAGGGAGCCTTCCTCATTTCCTAAGGCCTCTTTTTAGAGTCGGCAGCCAATACGGTTTACTGAATCCGCTAGCAAATTTTCCAAATGAATTCGATTTTACTGAAGGGCCATTCAGCGGAGGTTTGCCTGCGAAACTCGATGTCGGCGAGACGCTCAGCGTTCGGCTCGGCTTCAGACACCAGAGCCTCAGAGATGACGATATCGGCGACGTTGGTTTTGAAGATACTTTCGGACGGCGTCATTGGGCGCCACGAAGCCAAGTTCGGAAGGTCGTTACGCGGATCCGGAAGGAGTTTCCAAAAGGGGTTGAGGAGAAATGAACCGAGCTGATAGGCGTAGAGCTGACAAGGAGCACGCAAGGAAAATCGATGCCGGCATCGATTTGGACGACCTTTCCCCAGAGATGATGGGATCGCTCATTCGGCGCACTTACTCAGCTGTAGAACAGGCTCGCAGATTTGGCAGCGTGGCCCCAATCCTAGGGTTCATGAACCCGCTCATCGACAAAAGCACGCAGAAAGCTGCGCGCTATCATTCAATCGCCTGTTCTAAGGGGTGCTGGTATTGCTGCACGGTATGGGTGGCCGCCTCAATTCCTGAGGTTATCCACTTCGCTAACACGGTGCCAGCCGGCCAAAAGGCGGGGTTTTCTACAAGACTCGACGAGAGCCTAAGCCAATTCGGCCATCTCAGCTTTGACCAACGAGGGGACACGGTCACACCATGCCCGGCGCTGGTAGATAAGCTCTGCTCTAACTATCAAAATCGTCCGAACACCTGCCGGACAGCGATGTCAGCAGACGCAGACATCTGCCGCCGTTCCTACGTAGAGTTGAGCGGCGAGGACATTCCGACGCCGATGTCGATAAACGGCATTCGCGGTATCTTCGTTGTCGCTCTAGAATGCGCACTGGTCCACGCTGGTTTGGTACCTGGGGCCTACGAGTTCCAGGCCGCTTTGAAACGAACCCTGGCCGATCCTACAATCGAGCGGCGATGGCTAAACGGCGAAGATGTTTTCGCTGGCTTGCCTGAAGACCCGAAAGCGCCGGGAGAAATAGCCGCTAGGCAAAGTTTCATGGCAGCAGCATTTTCTTGATCGCCGTCCCGCTCTACATTGCCGCAATCACCGCCTCTGTGCTCGCCGGAGCCGTCTGGCGCTACAGGCAACGCGACATGGTCGGCATGTCCGCGTGTCTGCTGATGGCCGGCATTGGCGCCTACGTTCTGTTTCGCGAGTTGCCGCTATAGGCGTTGGGGCTGGTGTCGGGCGTGTAGATCGTCCCCACCTTCCTGCCGCCGCACTTGGCGCACTTCAGCTTCGGAATGATATCGTCCGCCATCGCGGGAGCATCCGGGCCGAACCGATCGCGGAGCTTGGGGAGGTCGAGCTTCTGGCTGTGATTGCACGGCGCGTGGTGACAGAAGGCCGTCATCGTCATCTTCGCGTCGATCAGAGATTGATACGTCCAGCCCTTCGCCATCGGGTCGATATAGGACAGCCCCTTGGCGCCTGCCAAGACGCGCGTTTCCGTTGGCCGCTGTCCTACACCGCCGAAGCGTCCGGCGCGCTCTGGCGCTTGCCTCTGGCCCGCTGCATGCTGGCGCGATCAAAGAAGAAGGATCGATTTATGGCCAGGGAAGCCGATTATCAGGATGACGATATAGTGGTCATCTCGCGCAACCCGCTGGTAGGCAAGTTGCTGCTGATCACGGAAGACGACGAAGAGATCGAGCTTCACCTCGAGAGGGACAGCGCCGAAGCTCTGATGAGCGCGCTGGGTGCCTTCTTGATGGAAGGCGCGATCGGCCGCTTATAAGGGATGACAGGCTGCCAATGCGATTTTGGAACCCCGCACAGCCCGGCTCGCTTATCGAGGTGACACAGGATTTTGCGGGCCGGGCCGTGTCCCAGAAGCTGGGCTCCATGGGCAAAGTAAGAATGCAGTCTTTTGTTAGCACGCACAACAGGGCCAAAAGTCGGTTTCTTCCGTCGGAGACGTTAGGTCGACATCTCTTTGATGACCGCGTCGAGTGAAGCGATATCTTCCAGTGCCGGTGATGGCTTACGCGATCACGCCATAGCCTTTCGAGGTAGTTTAGCCGATTTGGCATATGCGGCGGACCATGGGTTCGCCAGACCGGCGCCAGGCTCAGGCAATTCTCCCCCACGAGAAAAGGCGCCGGTCACCTTAGCCCGCCGCGCGGGTGTGGGGGCACACCCAGCGGCGGGTTATCGGTCTCTCTTTGTGGGCCGGCGCGGCGGGTTCGTGTTCGGCTTGGCGTGTGTCTCGCAAGGCTTCACTACCGACTGCCAGCGGCGCCCGGATCGATCAAACGGGGTTCTTGCCGTCCTTACGGACGATCGATAGCTTCGGCGCCTTGGCTTCCCGGATGATCTTGGCGGCTTCCTGTATGGTGATGCCGACCTTGCGCGCGTAATAGGCTGCTTCCGCAAGCTCGCCCTCTTTTGGCTCTTCAATCGCCTGCTTGGCCTTACGTTTCGCTTTCTTTCCCATGCGCCGAATCATAGCACATTACCCATAGAAAAACCCGCCGCCGATTGAGGGGTTGGACGGCAGATTTCTCTTGACCCAGAAAGAGGAGTGGTGACGCCCGTTCCACGTTCAATATTAGCAAGCGCTTGACGAAGGCATCAGCTGCGCCAGACTCCTCTCATGGCGAAGGGCAGCATCAAGGTCGGCGATGAGGTCGCCATCACCGCGACCGTGCGCCGACGCGTAACAGATGACCGGGTCAGCGTCTCGATCCCGTCCTATGGCTTCCCGCACTCGATCGTCGACCGCACGTCCAAGGTGAAGAAGGGCCAGCCGATCGAGCTGATCGGCGATGTCACCCATATCGACGGGGACTTGGTGAGGGTGAACCTTGGCGTCCCGGTGACGGTGAACGTGGACACGCTTCGGCTTGTCACCAGTTACGTGGCGCCGAAGCGGAAGACGCCGCTGGTCGACAAGGCAACATGAGCCATTGAAGACGGTCAGGGAAGTCACCCCGCGTTGCAGACAATTTGAATAAATTAGCAGCCTCTAATGAGCTGTGCTATTATGCGCAGTCAGCCGGCAAACCTACCCCGTTTTGCTGGTTAGGCCTGGCGGCCGCCCCCCCCACATCCACGACCGCTGGCCGACAGCCTTGACCCGGAACCCGCATTGAGGACGGCAATGCCATGGCATCGCCACAGCGGCATATTTGATCCCGCTGATCTGGACTTGCTCCAGCGGGTGTTCAACCAACTGTGCGACGAGCGCTACCTTGCCAAGAAAGACAGGGAACAGAGGGAAGCTCTCGCAGATGAGGTCCTCGACCTTTTCCAAAATGGGATCACGGACGAAACGAAATTATGGCAAGCGCTTTCGAAGCGACGTAGCGCTTGAACCAATAGGGCCTTCCGCCTGTCCGCAACTGCAGGCGCTGCTCCGCCTTCAGCAGCCCCGTACAGACGTTTCGGCTGCCGTCCGCCTCTTCGTCCTCGCCATCACCAACAAGCTCGCCCATGGCGTTGCCATGGGCCTGGGAATCGGGATCGGGCTGGCGCTCGCCGGCTGATTTTACTTGGTCATGTTGGCGCAAGAAATTTGCGCGCTGCGCGTTTCGTTGCCGTTTGCCGCGATGGCGCGGACACAAGTCTGATACGGTGAGAAGTAGATCCACAGGCCCGTTGCCGCCACTATGGCAACAGCGAGGATCAGTGCGGACTTGGTATTGACGGTCATGCGATCCCTCAGCGATTGATGGATTGCATACCACGTCGTGCTAGGCGCCATCTACCTCTTGCGATTGGCCGGATGGGATGGGTGAGTTGGCCAGCCGTCCAGCCCGATTTCGTTCGTATAGCCGATCGCCTCTTCCTGCTGAATCGGCCCGTCATGGCAGGGCTGGCAAACCGAAAGCCATGGCCCGGCAAAGAAATCTATGCGCTTCGATCGCTTGTCGACGTGGTGGCAGATGGTGGCGATCGTCACATATCCCCGTTGCAGGCAGCGCTGGCAAACGGGATGATCGTTTAGCTGTTTCGTCCGAATGCGCTGCCATCGCGCTGTCGCATAGAGCTTCCTGTAGGCCTCTGCCTCCGGGCTGCGCTTGTCCTCTCGCTTGGCCATCATCTTCATCCAACGAAAAACATCTGGTGTTTCGCGGCCGGCGCTTCCTGGTAGGTGCTGGCAACTGACATCGCCATGGCGAGCGCGACCATTCCGTCGATGCGGCCATGCGACTTGCGCTTGATGAACTTCCTGTTTCCGGCGGGGTCTGTCTGGACGGTGGCGTTGGCCGCGCACATGCCGAGAACGGGATGGTTTCCGTGCGCGATCTTCTTATTGAGGATGGCGCTTTCCAGTTCTCGCAATGCCGGCGACATCGACTGAAAACCCTGGCCCATCGGTTCGAAAACCGCCTTGTCGCCCTCTAGCTGCTCATCGGTGAAGCCGGCCTTGGAAAGCCAGGGCTTCAGGTGCCGCCAGTTCCAGCGATCGAAGGCGATCTTGCGGACGTCATGCCGATCGAACACATCGGCGATGACGGCGGCGATATATTCATAATCGACCGTTGGCCCCGGTGTCGTGGCAAGGTGCCCTTCCTTCGCCCATACGTCATATGGCACGCGGTCGCTGCGCGCTTTCTCCCGCAGGCCGACACTTGGAAGCCAGAACGTCGGGGCGACACTCCAGACGCCCCCCACGGGCGCTACAAGCACCAATGCGGTGAGGTCCGACACTTCGCTGAGGTCGAGCCCGCCATAGACTGGCCGGCCGTTGAAGTCGCCAGCCGCGGCGCCGCATTCGAGCCAGGCCGCGCGTGAGATAAACGGGCTCGAGGCTTCGACGCGCTGGTTGAGCGTGTAGTTTCGAAACAGCGGTTCCTGTGACGGCAGGCGCTTGGCGTTCTCCGCCTGCTTCCTGATCTCGCTGGCGTTGAGGAAGTCGTCGAAAGCCGGGTTAGCCTGCTTCAAGGCCTCGTCGGAAAACGGATCGACCGACATGCCGGCGGTATACAGGCTGATGACGGTATGCGGGTCATGCTCGGCCAGCGCGTCGTCGATGAGGATGGAAAGCAGATCGCCATCGTTCGGCGCCTGTGTCGAGATGATCACCGACATCGGCGCATCGTGCGCGCCCATGGCGTTCTCGATCGCGTTGTACAGTTCCGAAACCGGACCGCGCACCTGGCCGAGTTCGTCGTGCACCGCGAAGATGGGCGACTGTCCATGCGCCGTCGAGGCGTCGGCCGAGAGCGCCTTGTAGAGCGTCCCCAGGCCCGGACAGAATAGTTGCTTGATCGTGTCGCGAATGATGATGGCGCGATCGAGGTCCGGGTTCAGCCGAACCATTTTCGCAGCGAGGTTGAACAGAACCGCGGCCTGTTCCTTGCTCTGAGCCGTGCTCGGAAGCTGCGTGTTGGGGATCGCTTCAGGCCCGCAAAGGTGCAACAGTAGAAGGCAGCCGGCCAGCGAGGTCTTCCCGTTCTTCTTGCCGAACGAAATTATCGCCAAGCGCGTGCCGGCCGGGTTGTCGTAGATCTTACGCAGATCGTCCTTCTGCCACTCGCGAAGGCGGATCGGCTGGCCGAGGTCCTTGCCTTCGGGGACTCGGCACCAGTATTCGATCCACTCGATGTTTCGCTCGGCTCTGGTCATTGGTGGCCGACCTAGCTTCTCGGGAAAGCCGCGGTCGGCACCGTGATCGATTCATCCGTGTCATAGCGGCAGACGCCCTTGGTGATACGGATTTCGTCCATCCAGCCGTTCAGGTTGGCTGTGGCGAAGTTGCGGCCTATCTCGAATGCGCCAGTGGAGTTGAACATCGCCGAGTTGGCCGGCGTGTTGCTCACGTCGAGTGTGCCATCCCGCCAGAGCCGGATCTTGCCTGCTGAGTTTTTCGACACGGCGATGTAATGCCAAGCATCGAGCGACATCGAGGCAGATGTTAAGACCGTCGCTGTGGATCCGTTGCTGGTATATCGGAATGAAACGTCGCCAGTGCCGCTCCCGGTGCTAAACGACGAGTTGATGTCCCAGCTCCAGTTTCCTACGGCCGGCGCCTGCCCCATAACGCGCTGGTTCGAGACATTGCCATGCGCCCTGATCCAAAATTCGATCGTGAACGTGTCAGAATTTGCCGAGGAAAGAAGCCAGTCGGCGTGATCGGGGGTTGATAGATAATCCCCCGTGCCGTCGAACAGGCAGGAAGACACCCCGAAAGCGGCCTGAGCGGTGTCGAGCTGCGAATTTCCGTTGAATGTGAAGGAATGCGCTGATGGACTCTCGTCGGTAGTGCTGGTGGCGCCGTCAGAGCCTTCGAAGCCGAGCAACAGTACGACATTGGCGAAGTAGGGATCGCTCCCGCCGCCGCCTCCGCCGCCCTGGTTCGGATTGTTGAAAAATGATCCTGTCGAGAGCAGCATGGTTTCACCTTTCAAAAATTGCGATTGAGTACGGCTCGCAAATTGAGCGGGCGATGTCGCGGGCGCCTGCCGTAATATCGAAAACCGCGCCCTGGATGAGATCGTCGATGCCCTCGGTAACGATATCTGAGGGATCGAAACCGCCGCCATGAACCATCAAATCGGTGAGGAGATCGCTCAACAACCGAAGGTCGCCGCCACCGGGAACAAACGTCAGCCGCCTCGGAATGCCACCGGCCGTCTCCGATATGATCTGATCGGTCTGGCCGTCGAAATAGTAAGAATCTGTCGAACTCGCCCCTGCGATGCTTCGCGTCGTGCCGAGGTCGAGGTCGGTAAAATAGGATGTCGTGCCGCCGACTGGCAAAAAGTAGAGTTCGTCGACGAAACGCTGCAGATCAGGCGGGCCTAGATCGCGCGTGCCAATTGCCTCGATCTGATAGGGAACCGACTTGGTGAACTCTATTGCCCCAGTCGCGCCATCGACGCGGGAAACTGTGGCGGCATCGGTCCACACCACGAGATCGCCATCATCATAAACCGCATAGCGGAGCGCGTCGGCGAACGTCGCCAGGACAGAGGTGCTTTTGAGCGTCCCCTGGCTCGTGAACGTCGCCTTCACAAGGTCATTGTCGGCGCAGAGGTAGAACACCCCATCGCTGCCGCTCACCGGGCCCGGCGTGAGGCATTGAATGTCGGAGTAACCCTCCCAACTCGCCGTCGACTGGTAGGGCCTGGTCACGGTGTCGATGGTGAGGCGATAGCAGAAAACTTGCTCGTTCTGGCCGAAGCCGACGACGAGCGCGGTTGAGGCATCGACATCGACAAGGCAACCGTCTACCAGCGAACTGCTTGTCGCCGAGTCCCCAGACGTTGCAATAACGGCGCCTGTGCTTCCGTCGCACAACACAGCATCCCAGTCGCTGGTGCCGGTGAAGCTGGCGAAATAGAACAGCCGGTCCAGGGTTCGGCTGTATCGAAAGACCCGGTAATAATTGTAGATGTCCGACTCGCGATCGAAGGTGAAGTACTGTTTCGCCGCGGGGATCGAATACAGGAAAATGTCCGTGTCGTCGAAGCCGTAAAGCTTCTGTTGATCCCAAACCGGAATTAGATCGCGGGCATTGGGTGTGCCTGCGAAGGTCGTAAAGATTTGGTAATTGTGCGAGTTTGCGCCGTCCTGAATCCATTCCGCCTCGAAGACTGGCGGCGCGCCCAGGCCCTGAATATCGAAATCCGTTATGACGATGTCCAGGTAACCACGGTGCGCTGAGACGTTGGTTTCGCCTTCCTCGGCAACCATGGTTGGATCGCGGCCTTGGGTGCTCTTGCCATCGTAGGCGCGGAACTTCAGGCCCTTTTGCCGATAGGACTGCGTGGCGTCGTAGATGAGTTTGCCATTGGCGTAGAGTTTCCTCAGCGTCCATGTGGAATTGGGGACAAGCGGACGGGCGAAGCGCAGCCGGCACGACATGAAGCTTGTCGTCGTGGTGATCGTGTCCCAGAACTCGATGTGGGTCGACGTGACAGTCAGGATCGGCGGCACCCAGATATAGGCGGCCGGCAATCTGCATTTGCCCCAAACCGCTGGCAGCGTCTGCCCATAGGCCGAGGTCGGGAGCGTGACCTGGACCGTGGGAACATCCGGGACGGTCGGCGCGGTGACTGGTTGCGGGTTAGCCCAGCTTCCGCGCGTTGGGTGACGTGGCAGGCCAGACATCAGCAGGCCCCCGCGCAGATGGCTTCGATCAGGGCGCCGAGGTTGCCGGGCCGGTGGACGATCGAGATTTCCGGCAGCGCCGAGATTGCAACACAGAGCGACACGCCACCTTCAATCGGCTTTCGGACGCCAACAAAACGGCCGAGAGACAGCCCGCGGCACCGGCCGGCGTCAACCTCTACCATCACCTGGCTGTCGACCACTTCGCCGACGACGAATAGGCCGTGCTCGTCCTGGGTGATCTTGATCCATTTGCCCACGTCCTCGCCATCATGCGCGAAGAGCATTCTCGGCGAAAAGCCCCGCTCGATCAGGCGAGTGAAGGCGCCGGCAGCGACAACGAAATTATCGTTGGTGCAAACGCCGTAGCGGCAGGCGTAGCCGGCAACCAGCATCAGCGTGCCGCCTCCAACTGTTGGCGAAGACTGAAGGCTTCCGGCCAGGCCTGAGCCCATGCGGTGCCGCTGCTCGCCCATGCCGGCGGCAATGGTGCATCGACGTCGAGCGGATTTGGCTGCCAGGGCAGAAGCCCGAGCGCGGTAGCGAGCGCCTGGTGGTCACCGGCCCGGAATGCTGCCACCGCATCAGGAGAGATCCTGCGCTTTGCACCGCGGTTCAGTGGCGTGCGCTTCGTCGCCATCTTCTCAGCCCCTATAGCCAGGACCAGCCGGCCGGCCAGGGCCGCTATGAATCGGCTCCATATCCAAGCCGAGCCGCGCCACCGTGCGCACAACAAAGGATCTCGCGGCGATCTCGTGCCGCAGAGCCGGATGATCCTTCAAGCCGGTCTTGGTGCGGATTACCGCGCCGTCAGCGTCGATTTGTTCCTTCAGCGCCTCTGCCCTGTCGAGCGATTGGCAAGCTTGCAGAAGGAACTCGACGCCGGCCGCATCCTCGATCTGATATTGGGCATGGACTGCCTGCCACAAAGCCATCCCGTGCTTGCCGAGCGGCCTGGGTGGCGCACCGGTTGCGGGCGGGTTGTCGGCTACCAGTTTGAGGTTCTTCGGCACTAGTTTTTCAGTCCTTGAATGTTTCGCTCATTTTGCTGACAAGAAAACGGCCCCAGCGGTAAGACGATGTGTTTTCTTTTTGAAAGGCGAGTACCCCCCACGGGGTCGTCCCTTCGGCGCGTTGTTGTTGGCTGCCTGCATCAGTGCAGTTCCGTCGTCGGTGCGTTCGGCTCGAGAGCGATACGGGTGAGGCATGAGACCAACGCTGCCTGTTCGGCTTTGGTCGGCTTGCGCTCGAAGTGATTGACGAAGGCCAAGACGGCGCGTTGGCACATCAGCTTGATCTGCTCTTCCGTCATCGCGTGGCGTCCTTTCCATCGTGGCCTTTCTTGACCATCAACTGCCAGATGTCTGGGCTATCCTGGGGCGTCACGCCCACGTCGGCATCCTTGATGGCTACCCATGCGCTGCCAAGGTGAGTGACGACAGAGCCGCGGTTGTAGGTGTTGGCGCGCTGGTAGACACCACCATATCGAACGCCCGACTTCTCAAGCTCGGCTGTCTGGTTTTCGAGGTGATCCAGGCGTGCCTCGATGGCCATGCATCGGGCCATTGCCCAATAGTGGTTTGCCTCGATGGTGCCTTCCACAGCAGAGGCGAACTCAAGGTCTATTTTCAAATCTGCCGGCAGGCCGCCTTTTCGGAAATGATCAGCCCAGCGCGCCGTCCAATATGCTTTGAACGCCTTGTGAGCATCCAGATAAGTGGAGTCGTCGTCGGCAAGGCTCTTGCGCGACACCGTGGGGTAATTTGGCGCCGCCGATTGCGAAAGCTTCTCGTCTATCTTCCACGGCCGATGCTGCTCCGGAGCCGCTGGCGCAGGTTGCTTTAGCTCTTCGCCCAATTCGACCTTGAAGCGAAGATCTCGCTGCTTTCCGAGCAACTCTTGGATGTCGCTGATCTCGCCCTTCAGCCGCTGCTGCATCGTCCAGTCTTGATCGAGCACGTGCCTGGCGTTCGTCGGCCGCGAGAATGTCCTTTTTGCCGGTCAGCAACTGGTCCAGGCGCTTGATCTCGACATCGATCTTGGCGAGGTCGGATTGGCGCTGATCAACGATGACGGGCTTCTTCATTTCGTGCGCTTCCAAGCATCGAGGTCGCGCTGGTGGCGGAATTCCTCGCTGGCGCGGCGTAGGCGGCGCTCAACTGCTGTTTCGTTGAGCTTGACGGTGACATGCTTCCTCGGGCGTGGCGGACCACCGTTGAGCGTCACAGGCCGGTTTTTTGGCTTCTTCATTTCGGCACCTCGATTGAATGGATGAGACCGCGCGCAAGACACCAGGCGAGCGGTTGCAGCTCGTCCTTTGCGGCTTCGATCGCGAGTTCGGCCAGATCGGCTCCAGAGGCATCGGCAATGACGTTGAGATACTGCTGATCCGACCACCGCAGGCGACGCATCGATTCGAGGTGCCGAAAGATCGTCCACCGTTCCCGATGGTCAGGCTGGTCGGCGGTTAGGTGCAGAAGAAATTCGGTATTCGGCGAGGCAACGCGGACGTCACAGCCCATCGCCACCAACACGCCGGCCGACATGCAGCGCCGGCCAAGCCTTGCACGCTTTAAGGT